CCCCAAACGGGGGGGCAGTGCCTGTTAAAGGCATCCATTGTGGCTCCGGCACTGGTCGGCGTAATACTGCGGACGCTGGCCTTTCAAAATGAGGCAGGGATTAAAGGTGCACTTGATGGACGTTCTGCTCAATGCCGTTGTGACCGTCCTGGTGGCGTTCATTGACTTTTGGGCTCTTATTGAAGAGTCTCTCAGGTCAATTTTCGACACCCTTTGACGTGTTGGGTAAGGGGCTTTACGCCCCAAACCCATTTGCATCACGGAGGCGAGCATTGCTACCCATCAGATGTACTGAGTACAAAACGAGGTCAGGTGGGTCTGATCAGGAAACCCTTGAAGAACAAAGGGTGTACTGGGAGACCAATGGCGTATATGGGGGCCAAGACATTCAATCTCGAAAGAGATATGTGTCGACAGCTCTGTATAGAGGCCAAGATACGCCTGACTACCACAGAAGAGTCAAGAAGGGGGAACTTATTCCATTTACGCTTTGGTGGCAACTGACCCGTGAGGGCCGGTCCACTGGGACGTATGGATACCAAACCTCGGACGGTAAAACCAAATACCTCCAGGGCTACGGTGAGTACACTCCCTACACTGACTGGATCGTGACCGCCGAACAGGTACAAGCTTATGCTCCTGAACGGGCCGATATTATCGGCTTTGTCCAGGGTGCAGCGGCCAAAATCTACGGTAATGGTTACGACGCGCTCACTGCTCTCGCTGAGCTCACACAGTTACGCCATCAGTTCGTCAACATAGCCAAACGGCTTGTGAAGATGGACTTTCCAAGAAATTGGAGGCGTTTAACTAATGACTGGCTTGAGGGACGTTACGGTTGGCGTGTGCTCATTTATGACATTATGTCACTTCATGAAGCATGCGCTCACTTCGACGAGACCCGTACCAGATACAGCGAGAAGTGCGGAGACAAGTACAAATTTGTCTCTTCCTCTGCAGTAGAGAAGTCGTGGATGGCGTTTTACGGCCTTTTGAAGGTCGAGGATACCATCACGATTGAAAAACGCGGTTCTGTGGTTGCGGATATAGTGGTGCCCCGCTTTCAGTTCAATCCTCTTCAGACGGCTTGGGAACTTATTCCCTTGTCGTTCGTTGTGGACTGGTTCTTGAGCGTGGGCAAATCACTTGCCGCTATCTCTTTTCTGTCTTTACAGACGAATTACACCGCTAGTTATGGATATCGCATTA